CTCTATCGTTTGTATTTCAATAGGCTTAAATTTAAACCATTTGCGTTTATAAGGCTTTATAAATATACTTGCTATCTCAGGTAAGTTTTGTACTATCGTATCTTCATCCTTAGTAAAATTGCTTAACGATATGAAATCTCCTGCGCTAAGTTTAGTTATATCGTAGTTTACATGCCACCAAATATCATTGTGTTTAAATACCTCTTTTGGTTTAGGAAACTGCATTGTGAAAATAAAGTTTACCGCTTTGATTAATTCTTTGAGTGATTCCAAACTAATCTTTTCAATTTCGTGTACAGGCAAATCACTCAATACACTTAGTATTCTTATTTCTTTGTCTATCTTATCTAAGTTGCTATCATTCAGCAAATCATAGATAATAGGAAATTTCTCTATCGTAATTGAATCCCAACTTTTTGGTATTGTTACTTTCATATTGTTAAGTACCTTTTTACATTATTGTGTATCTACCTGACTTATATTTATTGTATGCGTGAAAACTTAAGCATGAAGCCATTACCCCATCGTCATGGAATCCACTTGTTGCTCCGTATTTAATCACCCTACTTTTTGGATTGTACTCATACGTAAACATTTCCAACTCTTTATCGAGCCAATCAACGTTTAAGAATTTAACCTGTTTGTTTTGATTGGCCACTATTAAACTTTCAACTATTTCTTTTTTACTTTGATTAGTAGTTACAAATGGTTCGATAGTGCAGTAACTTGAACATTCCTTTTGTAACATTTCAAATATAACGTCACCAATAGAGTTTACCTCAACTAATGCTGTGTGGACATTATTGGTCCTTAATCCATTTGCAATATTACTTACTATTGTGGACCAATCACTATGCCTCCACCTTTCAATGTAGTATTGTTCGCCATTCTCGTTGAATATAGATAGCACCGAATAGTCATCCGCCCTACCCAAGTCAATCCCTGCAAAAGACTTTCCATGTGGCTTGTTATCCGACAACAAACGGCTATTAAATAACATTGCTGATCCATCAATAAACTCCGCAAGGTATTCCTGCCTAAATATCATTTCAGGTAGCGTTAACTTTGCATCGTCTATCTCGGATGGATTAATCATTGGGTTGTCGTACGAAGTCATGGTAAACGCTTTGTATTGTTCGTTTATTCCTTCAAGTTGGTGCATCTTGTAAAAATGATTCTTACCTTTTGGAGTTGAAATTAAAAGTACCTTTTTACCTTTTACCAGGACCGTAGCACGTAGGACCTCGGTCCATGCTTTTTCATCCATAAATGCAAACTCATCGCAAACAAGGTAATCAAATGTAAAACCTCGAATGTTATCGTAACGCTCGGCTGAAAAGAATTGAATTGTTGACCCTGTGATATATTCGATTATTAATTCGGACTGGTTAACTTTTCGGTATATCTCCATTCTCTTAGCAAATGCCTTAAATGTTTCTTCAAATACTTTCTTTGATTGTTTGTAAACAGGACTTACCCATGCTATCTTACAGCCTTTATTGTTTAAAGCCCAAAATAACATTTGATTCAATGCCAATAAAGTTTTACCAAACTGCCTACCTATGTTTATCACATAGTATTTTTCAGTTCCGTTGTTTATTGCATTATGTATTTTCCTCTGATTCGGATGGGGGTTGTATAGTATTGCTTTCGCCAAAGTCAGCTTTAAATTTCATATTACCAGTTACCTTAATATCCTGTTGCTCAATGTAACCTCTTTTCTTTGCTTTACATTTTAAATAAAACATTGTTGATAGTGGATTGCCTTTTTTTATTTGTTGGTGCAATGCTGATTCTGCAAAGTCCAAAGCTACATTTTCAATATCTTTAATAGCTTTCTTATATTCTTTATCCTCTTTTAACCATCTGTAATGTGTATCTCGGCTTATTCCTATTTGTCTACATGAATCTGTTACAATGCCTAAATTCTTTTCCATTGCCTCAAGCATAGCCTCCTTTTGTGATATTGTCCGATTCTGTACGTTTTTATCTACTTGTTTAGCCATTTTCTTTATATTTTACTTATAAAGTACCAATAAATCGATCTAAATACCATTTAGCCTTTTCCAAGTCTTCTTTAAGTTTAGTTTTGTCTTTCTTACCTGCTCTGCTTATATACTTTACTACATTGCCTAAATGAAAGTTTAAATCCCATGCTTCAATTACTTTTATTGCTTCGTAGGTGTTTTGTTTACCTCCGTAGTGATTAGGATTGTTTACTGATTCCATCTTTTATTGTTGCTAATAAGTATTCAAGTAATTGTCTCCTACATTCTGAACATCCTAAATTAAAAGGTTTGTTTCCTAACTTAATTGCTATTTCGTTTAATTCAGTCCAGTTAAATGTAGGTGAATAGTTTTTACCCATTGATTCCCAATTTAACAAAGATTGTTTTATTTCATTGGTCATAGATACCTATCGTTTAATCGTTCAAAGAGTGAAGCTATTAATGCAAAGGTAAAAGGAATAGTTAATAAATCAAAATAGTTAGTAAAGTTAATTATTTGATAAATTAAGAATGTCCAATAAGTTAAACATAAAGGACATGTAAATGGTTTTCTATGTAACCAAATAGGTTTTGGGATAAACTTTGCTATTATGTATGTAGTTGCGAGTAGTTGAAACATTAATTAATTCCTTGTGCTTTAAATACTATTGTTTCATTTAATGGTTCATCTTCAGGTGCGCCATACATTAATATATTTTGCCCTGAATGATATTTCATTTTAAGTTGATTTGCTATTATACTTCCGCAAGTCATATCATGCCTATGACCTTTGCATCTTTCATCTTCGCTTTCTGTTTTATCATTATTATTCCATTTTCCAATAAATATTCCATCTTTTGATGCCTGATGCCATTTGTTAAAAAATTCAATAGCGATTTCGTTTTCAAAGTTTAAACCTAATAAACCTGCATTGCCATACATTAACATGTTTAATGCTTCGTCTCTATTTATGTTAAAATAGTTTAAGCATTTGTCATTTGCCCACGTTCCTACATAATGACCAGCTTCTTGCATTAAATAACCATCTTTATCTATTAATTCAAATATGTGGTCTATATTCTTTATTAAGTAAACAGATGAATCTAACCAAAGTATTTTTTTATATCCTAAATTTTTAACTCTTTCAAATATAAAAGTTTTAAAAGCGTAAGGATTTTGTGAATGAGACGGACATGGGACTTGCGTTTCGTCTGTAAAAATAAACAGTTCACCTTTGAAATTATGTTGGGTTACACTTTGTCTTAATCTTTGCGCTCCATTTGAATAACTGCTATTTGCAAAGCATATTATTGCGCATTCAGTAAAGTTTATCATAGTTAATATATCTATAATGGTAAACTGGTTCTTTTATTTCTACTTCGGTTTTTATTAAATTAAACTTTTTTAATTCCATACAAAAAGCATAATCTTCAAAATTACTTTTATCTTCAAACTTTATACTCTTTGCTATTTCTTTTTTTATTGGTGTTATATGATTTGTTGAACGAAGATATACTTCTTGACCACTTGAGTAATCAGTTATGTAAGGATTATCTTTTGAAATATACCATGCTCTTTTGTCTCGTCCATTAGTAGTCATTATTCCGTTAATTGCAAGTGCATCAGGTTTCTGTTCTAAGGCTGTTAAAACATTCTGTATTGCATTCGGCATAATCATGTCGTCATCGTCAATAAACCAAACGTATTCGCCTTGTGCTGAGTTAATTAAGTCGTTTCTTTTTTGCCCTGTTGTTTTAGTTCCAACTGGTGCATGATCACTTATTACTTCTACTAAACCAAAAGCATTTGCCATTTCTAATTGATTATTTATTTCAGAATGTAACTCTAAAAATAAATTAGCACGTTGTGGAACTGTTGGAATAAGTATTGAAAGTATCATGATGTATAAAATTCTAACTTTTTAAAATTAGTTAAACTCATAAATTTATCTTGAGTTTTGCGAAGTACACAATAAATATTCCATCCGTTTTCTGTGTTATTCATTGCAGGGTGTTCGCCAATTTCAAGTATTTCATAACCATTATATTCAGCTAATTGTCTATAAAAGTTTTCAGTAACATAATTAAAACCATGTTCAGGCCAGTTAGAAGTTTTTGGATTTTCACTTATTATAAGTCCACCAATTTCACAAGCATTATGTTTGTTTAACCAACAATTATAAAATGCTTTAGGATCATGTTTTCCATTTATTCCAACGTGTTCTGAAGTTCCGAAGTCAGTTACTACATTATATTTATCTAAACTAAGTTTAGTTGCTAAATCTAAATTTAAAGCATTATTTTCTTCGTTTAAGTCTAAGCAAGTATATTCACATTGCTTTTTTTTATAATATAAGTCAGCATATGGTGAACCTTCAAACTCTGATGCATATAAATTTTGCGCTCCAAGTTCTAAAACTTTATCATTTGCCTTTACATATTTATTTAAAATAAGTAAACTAAAATCTGTAATTCCCATTATATTCCTACTATTAAATTTTCGTTATTTATTAAAAGTGTTTTCATATTGTATTTTTTTATCTCCCTAATTATATCATTATATTGATGCCCATTGTGTTCAATACATAAACAACTGCAACCTAATTCAATCAAATCCATTTGTTTAAGTATTGATAAATCATAACCTTCAGCATCTATATTTATGAAGTCATATATTTGCCAATAGTTAAAATCAATCCATTTTAATGACTTTACTTTTGTTTTTTTGTATTCTGTTTTACTTTCCCATTTTTGTTTATCAGTTATTGAAAGAGTAGAAAGTAAATCACTATCCCCATTACCTAAATGTTCGCCTGAATTGTAAAAAGTCATTTCACCTTTAAAATCTGAAATAGCTATATTATGTAATTTAACTTTTTTATTATCTTTATATAATTCTACAAGTTTATTAAAAGGTATTTCCGCTGGTTCAATTAATTCAGCACTCCAACCTAACTCTATTAACTTTCTGCTATTAGACAAAGTTAAACCGTCATTTGCACCAATATCTAACAAATTACCTATCTTATTACCAAAATAGCTTAATATTACTTGCTCTTCGTTATTCTGACTATACATTGTAATACTTCGGTGGATTGATTAATAAATGCTTAGGTAAACCATAACTATTTGCTTTGCGCTCTTTAAATACTCGATAATCATTATCCCATAGTTCCTGGCTTTCAGTTTTTCGGTATTGTTCGTCATATTCACTTAGTCCCCAAGCAGGATGCATATGTCTAAATAAAATCTTATAGTCACCCATGTACTCATATTTACCTAACATCCATGCCACTTCAGTTGCTTCACAATCACACCATAATGATTTGTAGTCAGGATGATAAATATAATTAAATCGCTTATAGTAATCAACACCCATTATACTCATTGTCATAATGTTAGAATGCTGGTTACCATCGGAATAGTGTAATACCTGATCGTAATTTCTTTT